ATGTAAGACTTGTCATCCGATATTGAAATGCCGTCTTCAATTACAGAATCCCAGGATTTAGATAAAGGATATGAATATTGAAATTTAGGTTTTATTGCACTAACATTCATGCTAAATAAGCGTCCTCCGCTTGTGTTTACAATTTGAGAGATACTTAATTCATTAATGCCTTCTTCATAATGTTTTTTGATATTTTGTGCTGGCAGGCTAAACTTATAAAATGCTACACAATCAATAATCATTAATTCTGGAGATGGTCCTGTTTGAAAAAAAACAGAGGTATTGGTAAATCTATATTTATCTACAGAAACTTTATCAACCATTTCTCCATTAACATATAAAGATATAGATTCCCCATCGAAACATCCAGCTATATGTAAAGACTCTGTGGTTGTTACTGGATACTCTGCTATGTAGTCTCCGACTATAAACATAATGTTGCTATTTTTATGAAACAGACCTATGTTTTGAACCTGACTACCAACTGTTCTGCTGTCTCCAACAATTTTAATTAAAGAGCTTGAGTTGGATATTAGGCACCAGGCCTCTATTGTAAAGGAATCATCCGCATAGTATTTTGTTGCTATTCCTTCTGAATTAAAATTTAATACAGTGTCAGAAAGTATTGTTGTTCCTCTGACTCCTCCTGAAATTAATGGCATCAACTCTAAATTAGAAGAGTTTATAGCGTATCCGTGAAGCCCATTGCCAGAATAATCATACATTGGCAAACCGCTCAAAGCTGAGTAGGAAACTCCATTGTCTCTAAGATCTGCGTATGTTGCAAATATTGATCTCATACTGTCATATGAACCTACAGTGCCTGATCTTACTTCATCCAAAAGGTAAAATGACGTTGGCTTATCTTGTAAGACTGTATATTTGTATGACATGTCTTACGCCTCTTCTATTGCTTTTACTCTCGCTGTAAGTTCTTGTACCGCTTTAATTAATGGCGAAATAAATTCTTCATATCTTAATGCTTGCTGGCCCTCTGGGTCAGCGACATCCGATATTACCCATCCGCCAAAGTCTGCAACACCAGCAGCATCTAATACAGATTTAACTTCTTGTGCGATTAAGCCATAATGCGTTCTATTTCCCTCTATCTTATTATACTTAACTGGATGAAGATTGTTTATAAAATCTAAACCGAGGTCTGACGTTATTATGTTTTCTTTTGTTCGTGCATCAGATATCACTGTGGCTGCGGAGTTAAGGTATATATTCTTCCAGCCTCTTGTTGTGCGCTGGTCTCCAGGTGGATTCAATGGGCCCATTAGACCTAACGAATAAAGATTTGTGGTTAAAGGAAACCAGTTTGAATTTACTCCTACTGGGGAAATATCTGTCGCTGCGTAATTTAATGAAATTCTTGTAGCAATAGGATCTATGTTTGCATTTGTTCCAGCTGGTCCTGCTGGTCCAGTTGCTCCCGCTGCACCGTCAGCACCACGGGGTATTGTAAAGTTTAAAACAACATCGCTTGATGTTCCAGAATTTGTTACTACCGCATTAGTTCCTGCAGCTGACGTTGTAACTGTTGGAGAAACTGTTATCGTTGCTGCCGCATCACCTTTAGGTCCAGTAGCCCCTGGTAATCCTGTTTCGCCAGTTAGCCCCGTGTCTCCACGAGGAATCGTAAAATTAATTGTTTGTGAAGGAGCGGTTCCAGTTATTGTTACAATTGGCTGTGTACCAGCATTACCTGCTGCTACAGTTCCAACACTTAATACGTTTGCTGGTCCTGGGCCTCCAAGAACACCGTCTACGCCTCTTGGGATATTAAATGTTAATGATTGAGATGGGGCTGTTCCGCTAATTGTTACTGAGGCACTTTGTCCAGGATTAATTGTATTTGTCGCAGCAACTGTTATTACGTTTGATGGACCAGCTGGTCCTTGTGGTCCAGGGTTAGCTGCAATAAATGCAGCAATGTCTGTACCCAGGGCACCTAAATCTCTAGGTACATCTGGTGAGTCTGTGTAGGTTGGGAAACGCCATCCATTAACGCCTGTAGTTGCCATTTTTTAATTATACCACCTTGCTATTATACACAGACAGATGTGAAGTGTATCTATCTCCAGATCTTACATCATTAACTTTATGTAAGTATGGTTCGTGGCTTGGGAAAATAAGAAGGCTTCCTTCTTCTGGTTTTATTGATATGCCGTGATTTGGAAACTCAATTTCCCCACCCTCATAATCTGAGTTTAGATAAGATATCATAGAAAATGCAAGGTCGCTATCTCCGTCATAGTTATCGCAATGAGGTCCCATTCCTGGCCCTGTCCATCTTCTTACTGGAATCTCGTCTGTCATTAATGTATACTTTGATGGATCTAGATTGTGATTGGACAGGTATTGATTTAGACACATCTCAAATGCCATCTCAAGGCTATTCTTAATGTATAGTATTTTTTGATCTAGTCTTCCATTGTCAATTTTATTTTTAACATTCTTTGTTATTATATTTTTGTTTTCGCCGTATACAAATTCTGGGTTGTTGCTTGCTGTCCAAGGACTCCATTTAGATATGACGCCGTGGCTTCTTTCATCAAGGTCGACTTCATTAATAAACTCTAGCAATTCTTTTGGATAGCTGATAACATTTTTAAAATACCAAATGTTGCTCGATAACTGTTTTAATATAAACATATGGTACATATCTTCTGGATTGAAGTCTTGGCTACTCATTAATTTCCCTCTACTTCTGATGCAGGTATTGTGGCTCCGTCTGGGGATAGTCTTAGACCTCTGTCTCTGATATCTTTCCATTCTTCTTGTTCGCCCTTTTGCATTGCTCTTACTCCAGCTAGCTCTTCTGCCCAAGCGGCTCTTACATCTTCTGGATAATCTGATTCTTCTCTATCATCCCAAAAAGATCCAAGTGTATATCTTGCAGCTTTTTTAACAACTGTAACTTCGTGCATGTTCTTGTGGCCACCATGGAATATTAAAAATGAACCAGCTTTTGGAACAACTTCCAAAGGAATCTCTCCGTGCTTTGCATCAAACTTTAAAGTACCGCCTTCAAAGTCGTCATTTAAATAAAGGAACCCAGCGTATCTACTTCTTGTAAATGCACCCATATTTCCTTCGTGATCGCTATTGTCTGAGTGCTTTGGGGCAAATGCTCCTGGAAGCCATCTTTGAACATGGAAGCTAATTTGCGACATATCTTCAAATGATTTATTTGCCACATCAGCAGCCGATTGTCTAAAGCGATTTTTTAAATCAGTAAACCAAGTTGGGCTAAGATTAAACTCTTGTAGGATTGGCTCACCGTCATATGGATATCTTGCAGAGGATGACTCATAGAAAGATATTCCTTTCCAGTAGCCTTCTTCATTTTGCTCAAGCTTATTTAACAGCCCAATGACTGATGAGCATTCTTCTTTTGTTATATAGTCTTCATAGAGATAGATGTCTTCTGTTAACTTTGTTAATTTCATTACATTCCCTCACTTGGACCATTTTTATTTCCAGTCAAATCATCATACTCTGTAGGAATTCCGTCCTGCAAATATCTCATGTTTCTTGGATTGTCATACTCTAGTCTTTTAAATTCTTTCTTCATCCAGTTTGCTGCACCCATTTGCTTTTGCTTTGCAAGCCAGTCGGGATGTCCGTCATAGGGATACATTACAAAGTTTCTAACAAAAAACTTTTCTCCACCATGAATAGTCTTTACTCCATGAAAATATGGTGCGTCTGAAGGAAAGACAAGGATGTCTCCCGCTTGTGGCTTATGATTAATCAGGTTTCCGTCTACAAAAAATTCAATGTCTCCGCCTTGATAATTATCGTTTATATACATGGTGCAAGTAAGTTGAAATTTTGAACCAGGCATATCTCTTTCAGATATAATAAAATCAGTGTGATATTGCATTGTCATCTTGTTGTTCAATACATCTACTTGGTCTCTGTATTTAGAAAAAGAGCATCCGCTAAAATGCCATCCTGGCTGAAGCTCTATGTTGTGTCTTTGAATATAGTCGTTTAAAACTAAATCGTATGCTTTTTGTACTTGATCGGCAAAATCTTTTTCTTCAACAAACATTGCATCTTCAGAGACATCTTTTATCTCTGCAGGATCTTTGGCTTGAGAGTATGTTCCAAAATGAGCCCACGGATCCCATGATCTTAAATAATGCTTTCCTTCTGAAGTCTGTTCAGACTTTTTCATCGTTTCATAAAGCTTTTGTGGATCAGACAAAACATTTCGGTAAACGTCTACTTTTGGATATAATTCTACATACTCTAAATTGCTCATGGTTGTCTTTCTCCTGTGTGTCTCATAATCGTCCAAAAAAATGGAGATGTAAATCTATTGCCAGATTTTACTGGCCTAACTCCGTGTGTATAATACATATCGCCTGGGAAAAAATATGCTGCTCCTGCTTTAGGCTTGAACTCTATTCCATGTTGCGGGAAGTATAATTCTCCACCCTCATAGTCATCATTAAAATAAAATAGGCCTGCTAGGTCATAGTGGGGAAAATCATTCGCTCTTCCCTTTTCAATACCAGTATGAAATTCTTTATCTGCATGTGGCTCTTGTCTTGCTCCAACTGGCCACCTAACAATCGCTGGGCCAGTCTCTTTTGCATCAACTTCAAAGAATTTATCTACTTCAATTTTAAGTCTTGCAATCATGCTATTAATTAAATCAAGTATAGTTGGGTCTGACTCCATTAAAGAGAAGTAAGTGCATACACGATCTTTCCATATATTTGCATCATACAAAACAAGACCATCTTCATCTACGTGAGTTTCTGTGTGATCCCATATTTTATTATTCAAAGCAAATGTTATTAATCGCTCTCTTTCTTCTGGGGTTAAGAAATTTTCTAACTCTACTATGTTGTCAGAAGAATTGCCATAAAATCCAGAAGGAGTTATTGATTTTGGAGCGTGTAGCTTCATGTCTTCGTTTGCTGCCTTCATTTTAACCCTCATTCTCTATAATATATATTTTACCATTAATCATTTACTCTGAGCCACCCTTTAGTCTAATTGCTTTTACTTGATGCTCTCCCATTTTTTTCCCTTTATGGTCTGTGGCGTCTCTGTAAAAATTAGTCCATCTACCTTCCGCATTTGCCTCCATAACTGCTGCTGAGTAGGATTCTTCCAAAAACTCTGGCCTGCTTATTTCTCCTATTGGAGATAAAATCATTTCTGAATTTTGCATATCCTCTAAATCTATTGGCATTATAGATATGATAGGTGTATTGGCTTTTATTGTTATCTCTACATTAGGCCTAGTTATTCTCCAAGCCACTGGCAGGTCTCCCCTAAAAAATGATGTGGACAGAAGTGTTGTAAATGGAACAACACCATCTATAAACTGATTTGGGACTGGCATTGAAAGCAATGTCTGATTCTTTTCTGTTACAAACATTAAGCCCGTATTAAAACTAATTGTTGCATTTGCCCTACTGGTATAAACATATTTTTCACCAGAAAGCACCTTAACATGGTTTGGAGTAGAGTCACAAATTCCATCCCAAATAAAGGTAATGTCTTCAGGAAAAGATATTCCCCATCCTAATTGATTAGTTAATCCAACTGGGAAGCACTTGTATGCGTGAGACTCATAGGTCTCGTCCATCCAAGATCTTTTTGCATTTAATGGGGATACTTGAGCGTATCCTTCTCTAGTTTTGTATACCTTTATGTTTTTCACGTTCAACTCTTTCTGCTCTCATCTGCATAAACTCTTGGCAGTGGGCATGATCGTTATAGTCTAGCATTGTTACAATTGAATACTTTCTTCCTTCTGTAACTGGCTCAGCAACGTGAGAAAACAGGTACGTAGAAGGGAATATGTAAAGATCTCCAGCTTGTGGTTTAATAGAGATATCTAGCTTTGGAAAAGTTAGTTCTCCGCCAAGATAATCGTCATTTGGATATGCTACCAATGAGACTGTAGCGCTATATGAGAAACCATGATCTGCATGTTCTTTAAAGTGTTGTCCAGGTCCGTATTGAATGAAGTTCATAACTTCCCAGTAATTCATTCTAACATTATACTTGCCGCAATAATCTTCAACTGATGGGATCTGTGCTGCATACGCAGACTCCCATATTTCTGACAAAGCAAATTCTTGTATATTTTTAGGGCTTTTAATTTCTCCAATTTTAAAATCTTGGCAATCTCTGTAGTCTAACTTTGTTTCAGAATATCCTACTGTTGCGTCTGCCCATTTGTATGAGTCATTATTGGCTTCAATGAAATCTTTTGTTCTGTCCATTATAGACTGAGGCATTACATTTCTGTATACCCATAGTCCTGGAAATAGCATTTCTTTTGATGACCAGTTTGGTTTTATATCTGTAATCATTTACGCTCCTGTCTTGTTATAGTGTAACATATCGTCTGGCATGATGTCAATAATTAAATGAACTCTGTCTACTGTGCTATTATTGCTAGCTGCATGCTTCATCTGGTTATTAATTTCATACCACCCGCCTTGTTCCATATTTATAGTATTATCCATTACTGTAAATGTAACATCTTTATTTGTAATTATTGGTACATGAACTCTTCTTGAGTAATGTAGCAGAGGCCCTCCGTCAACATGTGGCCTGATAGTTACATTGGCTGGCAGGTTTACCACTTCGCATCTTATTATTTTACCAGAATAATAAGCAGCAAGCTTTTCAAAAATTATATCTATTTCTATGTTTGCCTGATCATTAATAAACTTATTATGCTGGGTTACTTCTACCGCATCCCCAGGTTTCCAGATAGCTTCATCCGTTAAGCATATCGGGAACATTTTTGTGTCTTTGTGGGTATAAAAAGTTTCCTGTCTTTTTGTGTAGGAATACCACTCTTCCTCAAAAGAGGATACTTCTTTTTTTATATTGTCTATGTTAAAATCGCCTAATTTTAAAATAGACCACTCGCTATTTTTTTTCAGTCTTTCGTACATAGTCGTATATCTCACAATCTACTTCATTTAACTCTTTAATTCTTTTTAAATGGGATTCGTTAATTTCTACTTTAACTGATGGGGACTGGTTGGATTTATCTGAGTACTTAAACGCATTTATTCCAAATTGTTTTTTAACTTCTTCGTTAAAATCAAACTTAAACTTATCATAGTTTTCCATTGTATATATA